GACCGTCCGCGCTGCACCGCCCACGTCACGAGCGCGCGCTGGAAGTCGAAAAGCTTGTCGGGGATAAACGTTGGCTCGAATCCGTGCTTTGCTCCGACGTGCCGCTTGGCATCTAGGAACGCCTCGTAGCTCATCGGCTGGCCCTCCGCACCTTGTCGGCGTAGCCCAGCGTCGCCGTCTTCTTGTGTCCGGTCGGACCGCCGTTGTGGATCCGCGCGAGGGTCGCGACATCGCCCTTGGCCCAGGCGGCAGGAGCGTAGCGCTTGAGGTAGGCGGTGACGACGCGGCGCGCGTAGGCGAGATCGGTCACCTGCTCGTAGGATCCGGCGACCCGCGAGTCGGCGTGATACGCGCGGGAGATCTGGAGCGGGCCGAGGCTGCGGCCGTTATCGCCGAGGATGGCGCCGTGGCGCCCCGAGGTCTCGACTTGATGAAGCGCCCGCCAGAAGCTTTCCGGCGGCGCGGCGTGGCTGGCGGATGCCAGCGTGAGGAGCAGAGCGAGGCGCTTCACGACGCCACCTCCGCGCGGAAGATCGGAGCCATCGAATACTTGCCGAGCGCGTAGACATACTCGCCGCGGTCATCGCTGCGGATCTTAACGCGCTTGGTGCTGCCGTGAGCCTCGACCGTGGCGAAGGAGCCCTTGCGGTCGATAACCTTTACCGAGAAGATGCAGTCGTAATCACAAGCGCTGCGAGCTTCGAGAACCTGGCCGGATTGGATTGGAGCGGTCATTTGTCGTTGTGTTGTCTCTGGCGTGATTGCCTCCGACACCACCGACAATGCAGAGCCGCGCCCCGCGGTCAACTATTATTTTGATAATTCTGTCCGGCGTAATCTGACAGTCAGACGTCGACGGCGTCCGCGAGCGCGTTCTCGCCGAAGTCGCAGCTGATCGGCTCGGCCTTTACCGCAACGTAAAGCTGCGCGAGAATGCCTGGCGTCGTCAGCTCGGCGTTGCTCAGGTACTGGTCGAACTTGTCGCCGCGGAGCCAGAGCTTTGCGATCCACGGCGTCAGCGGCGCCTTGCCCGACTGGGCCGCGGCCGCGTCCACGTAGAGCGCGAAGAGCGCAGACGACTCGCGCGTGGCTCGGTCCCAGCGGTGCGCGACGAGGCGAACATAATTGCCAGAGATGCCGCTCGGCAGAGTGAAGGATTTTTGCAGAGCCATAGGTCGTCAGGTGTAATCGATGAACTCCACCGAGAAGCGCGTGTTGCCGGCGGGAATGTTCGTGCCGTCAATGGTCGCTACCCGCACCACGGCGTTTGTGCTGGAGTTGCCGCCGGCATCGAAGTCATAGGCCGCGACGAGGTAGGTGTTAGACGCGCATTGCGCGAAGCCAACGTCAGGCTTGGCGTTGAAGCCGCGGTTCGTAAGCGAGACGTTGAAGGTTTCCGTGGTTGCTCCTCCGGTCAGATTCGGCACCGCGGAGTCGACGTAGACCGCCGCGATCTGTCGCGTGCTGAGACCTGGCCCGATCTTGAGGCCGGTGACCGTGACGTCATCCGAGCTCTGCGCCGAGATCGAACCGTCGGAGATCGAGACGACGCTGTTGAGATTGACCGCGGACCACTCCGGGGTTGAGACATTCCCGCTTCGATCAACTGCCCTAACGGCCGCATACGCAGCGAGCAGGTTTAGCGTGTAATAATAATAAAATGTCTCAGGCACGATTGTCGCAACCCACGTGATTGTGCCGAGGTAGCTAGTCGCGAACCCGACCTGATAGCCGACAACCGACTTCGTCGTTGAGGCCGTCCAAGAGATCCGCGCGCCGAAGTACTGCACCTTCGTTGTCGGCGAGAACGAAGGCGGGATCGAGACTGAACTTGAAGGACCGGCGAGCGTAACGCTGGTAGGCGCGGCCGGCGCGGTGCTGTTCGTGGGCGCAGTTCGGGAGAGGACCGACGACAGCGCGCTCGCGGTATTCGAGAACGAGATCGCGCGTGCGACGAACTCATAAGCCACGCCGGGCGAGAGATCGTCGATGGATGCCGCCGCCGACCCGCTCGAAAGCACGTTGCCGATGATGTAATCACTCGCCCCGCTGGCGCGGTAGAGGATTTGAAGGAGCGCCCCGCCGGTCGGCATCGCCGGAGCAGTAACCGTGATCCGTGCGAACGACGTGCCATCCGTCGAGAGGTAGGTCGTTTCGCTGGAGAACGTCGGAGCGTTGGGCGTGGACGGGGCGACGTTGGACACGGCGCCCGCGGTGATCGCCACGGGAGTCGCCTGCACGCGCGTCGCGAAGCCGGACACGTTCTCAAGCGCGTCGTAGGCATTGACCCAGTAGTAATACGTCGTGCCGACGACGACGTCCACGTCGACGAAGCGCGAGGCATCAGCCTCCGCGATCTTGTTCGTATTGGCGTTGGCCGGCGTGACGCCCGTCGTGTTGCGGTAGATGCCGTACTCCGAGAAGTCAGGAGCGGTTGAGTCGTCCCAGTCGAGGCCGACGGCGGCGCCCGTGCCGATCGTCGCAACTAGGTTCGTCGGGATGCTGGGCGCAACCGTGTCCTTCTGCACGTTGACCGTCGCGGTCACGTAGGAGGTCGCGACCTTGAAGAAGCTTTCGCCGAAGATGCGGACGTTGTAGGTCAGCCCGATCTTTACGTCGCTTGAGATGTAGTCCGTCGTGCGATCACCGGGGAGCGTGTTCCAGGTCAGGTAGGTAGTCGATGTGCTCTCCTTGTATTCGATGCCCACGTTGCCGCCAGCCTGCACGAACTGCTCGGCTGGAGCGGACCACGAGACCAGGATGCGAGGCAGCGCGGTGCCGTCGGCTTGGATCAACTGCGTCGTGCCGTCCGCGGTCAGGGTTAGGTTAGTCGGCGCGGAGAGCGTGAAGGGATCGGGAAGCGTGGTGTTTGGCGCGTCGGCGATGTAGACCTCGTCGGTCACGTTCCAGTCGTAGATGGTCGATGCCGTCTCGCGCAGCGTCATCTCGATTGCCAGCTGCGGAGGGCTTCCGTCGCTCGCGAAGTTCCACTCCATCACCTCGAAGACCTTCTGGGTCCAGCCCATCTTCGAGTTAGTAATCATCACCGTATCGCCAGCCCGCACCTGCATCGCATCAAGGCGGAAGCGCGCAGTCATCGTGATCTCCTCTCGGGCGCGTCGAAGTTCAATCACGGCCAGCCGCTGGGCACACGAAGGCGACGTCGTGAACGGCAGCGCCACGTCGCGCCAATAGCGGATGCCGGCGTCCTTTGTCACGTAGGTCGTCGAGGTGATCTGCGGGAAGTCAGACGGCTGCCAGTCGTTCTCGGGCGAAACGTAGACGCCCTTCACTCCGTTGACGCGATCGCGCGCGGAGGTCTTCGTCTGCACCGTCATCTGGCCGGCAAAGTGCTTCTCGGTTAGCGTTACAGTCGGGATCCGGTAGCCGGCCGCGTACATCACCACTCGCCCGCCGGAGTAGGCGATCAGGCCGCCCATCGCGGAAATTAGTTTGCCGATGTTCTCGTCCGGCGACGAGCTCGTGTAGAGCACGCCGTTTGCCTCGTATCGGTTTTCGTAGGTTGCCGGCGAGGTGACCGGCTTGATCTCGACGTCCTCGTCGCAGATGTTCGCCGCGGCGTTTACGGCCGTGTCGTCGATCTCGGCCGCGTCCATCGCCATCCCTAGAGAGCTCGTCAGGTAGTCGCGGAGACAGAGGGCAGGGTTGGCCGAGTAAGCCGTGGTAGCGGTGCGCGGATCGTAGACCTTCTTACCCTTAACGATTGCGGAGATGTTCGGGATGCCTCCGGTCCAGACCTTCTCGCTCCAGGTCAAGCGCACGTAGAGGTAAGCGATGCCTTTGAGCTCGTGAGCGTTCGTCCACTTGCCATTCGTCAATCCCGTTGTTGCGTCTCGCAAATCAGTCTGCACCGTTTGGTTGCTGGCTCCAAGTTTTCGGTAGATCTGAGCGTAGCCGGTGAATCGCCCTTGCGCTCCGCTTCCTGTTCCGGTAAGCGCAAGCTCATCGTTGAAGTAGACGTCGCCGATCTCCTCTACCTCGTGGCCGGCAAGCGCGACGACGAGGTGCAGGTACTCGTTCTTGGCGCCGGTGGTCGAGATGTAAACGATGACGCCCGAGGTCTTAGTCTGGCCGTAGATTATTTGGCGCGCCGCGATTGGCGAGCGGATCATCTGCGAGCGGTCAGTCAGCGACGGGTCGGAGTAGCTCGGAGCCTTCGGCGCAAGCAGCTTCGAGGCCGCCATCGAGGCAGCGGTCGTCGCGATGAACTTGAGCACGAACATCACCGCGTTGGCAGCGCCAACGGTTAGCCCGATGTCCATCAAAGCGATCCAGACGACGACGGCGACTTGCGGCATAGTTAGAGGCGCCAGCAGGCGGCGCCGTTGAGGTCGAGGAACTCTAGCCCATCGCGGCCCACGAAGGCGGCGGCATTGCCTACGCAGACGCCCAGCGCGATTCCATTACCCACGTCACGGGCAATCACGTCACCGCGCCGAGCGAGGCCGATCTGCGTAGACTCAAGTCCGAGCTCGCGCGCCAGTTCCAGAATGCCTCCGGCCTTGTCGATGATGCGCTGGGCGCCGATGCCGCTTGAGTAGGTGCCGCGGTAGTGCGCCGCGGGATCTCGCCCAGTTGCCCGCGCCACCCAGTCCGCCGCGAAGAGGCAGCAGTCATTCGCGCCCCACGCGAACGGCTGGTTGCGCCGCTCCTCGATGAAGCGCGCAAGCTCCGCTGGAATGTCGGCCGCTCTCATTCGTATCCGGTTCACGCCGTCTTGTCCCCACCGCCCCAGTCCGTTTGCTGCGTCTGGTTCGGGTTGCCCCAGTAAATGGCCTTCTCTTGAATCGCGGTCACGAACTCCAGCCCGAGGTCGCCGGGGAAAAGCGCGATCTGCTCTTCGTGCGTGTAGCGCACTTCGCGCGGCCGCTTGAAATCGACGAGCCGGTTCTCGGCCGTCATCGTGATGTCCGCGGACTGGCCGTCGTCCGAGATCTGCATCACGTCCATCCGCCCCTGGAACACCGTCACAGGCGACGAGATCAGCGTGCCGGCGGTCGGCGAGAGCGCGCCGAAGAGCACCGTGCAATCGCGGCCTTGGTAATCCTCGGTAAGTGCGAGCGCGATGTTTGCGGTCGGCACGCCTGAGAGCCGCATCGAGATTCCGCGCGCCGCAAGATCGGTCGTCTCCTCGATCGGCGAGATGCTGCCCAACGTGCCGATGCCGAGGTAAGGCACGCCGGCGTAGGTCAGCGTTCCGTATCCGGTCCAGAGGCGGGTGTACGCGGAAGGGAAACTAAGCGAGACCAAGATGACCGGCGCAAGCTGCACCGTCGTCACCTCCGTCACCATATCGGCCGACAGCGTGCGGCCTGCGGTTGTGATGCTCATTGCGCGACGTCCTCCACGATCGAGAAAGTGACGCCGTACATCTTCGCGAGCTCAATCGACCACTCCGTGCGCGGCTCGGCCAGCCGGAACACGCCCTTCGCGTTTGAGTAGGTGATCGCGGTGCCGGCGCCGTAGCTTGAGCGCAGGACCGGGAAGAGATCGACGCTGCTTGAGGAGTTGACCTGGATGATCTTGTAAAGCGAGGTCGAGATCTGGATCCAATCGCCGACCGCGAAAGTGCCAGTCGCCCCAGAGAATCCGAGCGTTGAGGTATTGGCGGTCGCGCTGCTGACGGTCAGCGTTCCGACCACGATGCCACGCGGCGAGGTGTTGGCGTAGTCCTGGAAATAGAACGTGCCGCGCTGCGCTGCCAGCAGGAAGCCAA